GCTTCTGCAAGACCCGGGCGGCGGCGAGTAGTTCGTCGCGATGGCTGGTGGGACCGATGTCGGCAGATGGTGCGGCGTACAGGGCTTCGAGGTCAGGCTGGCTGGTCATACCTGGTCCTCGCTTTCCCGGTCGGCGACGTACTCGATGCAGTTCAGGCAGCCGCAGAGGGTGCGGCCGTCGTAGGTGTCGCTGAGGCTGGCGTACTGGCTGGCGCGGCAGGTGAGCTCGTCACGCTCGGGCTCCTCGGGCCCTTCTCGCCGGGCGCGCATGCGGGCCTTGATCTGCTCCTCGGTGGGGCGGGTCCAGGCGTGGGAGCCGTCGGCGGCGGCTTGGATGCCGTGGTAGCGCTGGTCGATGCCGCAGAGGCGGCAGCCCATCGGGTTCGGCAGTGGCTTCACGCGGACGCCTCCCTCTTCCAGCGGAAGCCGCGGGCGTCGTCGTGAAAGTCGGGGTCGGTGGCGTCGCGGTGGTCGGCAAAGTGCAGGCAGCGCGGCGGGCCCAGGTATCCGGGGACGTCCTTCGGGTAGATCGCGTCGCAGGTCTTCTCGTCCTCGTCCTCCTCCAGGCCGGCCGCGAACTCGTCGACGACGGCCTGCCGGGCGGTGCGCTGCTGCTCGGTGGGGGCCGTGTAGCGGTGCCAGTCCAGGAAGATGTCGTTGTCGTGGCCAGCCTCCGGCTGGTGGCAGTGCTGGCAGGCGTCCGGGGCGAGGGGGGCGTAGCGGCCCTTGCTGCCGCACGGATCGTCGATGATGCACTGCTTGCACAGGCAGACCCCGCCGGGCGGGGTGACGTGGCCGGCCGGGTTGACGTCGAACGTGCCGGCCACCCACCAGTGCCGCTCGTAACGAGGCTGGAGGGAGCTGAGGCCGGGCCCGTCGGCGTCCATCTTGTCGATGACGTTCTTGAACCAGTCGATGCCCTGGTCCTTGGTGCCCTGCCAGCCGTGGAAGACGGTGTGGCCGTTGATGACCAGCTTGCGCAGGTGGGGCTTGTTGCGGACGGCCAGGGCCTTGATGACGCGGCCCTTGTAGGTGGTGCTCATGCAGTACTCCTTGCTCCAGGTGTAGCTACACCCTAGAGTCAGGTGTAGCTACACCGCAAGCGGACGACGAAAGGATCACGAAATGGCAGTCGTAGCTACACCCGGATACCCTCCACGCATGCCCAACCAGCCGAAGACCCCCGCCCGACAGATGCGCATCGGCGACGAGTGGTACGACTTCGAGCTGGCAACCAAGGCACAAGACACCGAGCGCGCCGCCGCAGTCCGGGCCTTCATCGACTGGTACATCCGGCGCCCCGACGCGGAACTACCCGAGCGCCCCGACGCGAGCTATTGGGGAAGGGCGCAGGCGGACGACTGACATCCCTGCCCGGACACGACGACGGCCCCGCCCTCCCGAAGGAGAGCGGGGCCGCGGTCACCTCGCGAACAGAGCCATCGCGCCCGTAGCCGCGCCGGCAACACCCGCCAGGACACCGATCGTGGGCAGTGGCCATCTGGCCTTCTCCAACGTGCGGATCCGGGTCTCGTGATCAGCGACATCCTTGTCGAGGTCGTGGAGACCCTGCCCGATACTGTCGAGCTTGGTCTCCACCCGGGTCAGTCCATCGGACAGGGATCTCAGCTCCTGGTACATCTGCGCCGAACTGATGTAAACGCCCGCCGGGTCCGAAGCGGGGGCACCCATCAGACACCCGCGACAGACGACGCCGAGTTCTTCACACCGACCACCCGCGCTGCGAGCCCCTTCACGAGGGACACCACCGCGGCGACACCGGCCGTGCCGACCGTCTGCCAGAACGAGGCGTGCAGGACGTCCGCCGGGCCCGCAGCTATGGCCACGGCCGTCGAGGCTGCGAGGAACGTCCAGACGACGCGTTCGGCGAGGTCACGGCCGTAGGTTGCTGCGGTCTTCACGACGGTCTGCGTGTCGGGGAGGTTGAGGTCAGACATGATCAGGACTCCTTGGGGGTGTCGAGGGCGGCGCGGACGGCGGCGTCCTTGGATTCGAGGAGCTTGCGGAGCGCGACGGACAGCTCGGGCCCGGCAGGCAGGGTCTCCGCCAGTTGGTTCGCCAGGTCGGCGAACGGGGCGGACACGGCCTTCAGGTGGTCGGGCAGGTGCCCGAACGTGAAGTACCGCAGGATCGGCGGGGTGGACTCGGGCATGATCAGGACTCCTGTCCGGTGACGTCGACGTGCACCTTGACCACCGCTTCCGCGATGGCCGCCTTCACCGCCGCCACCACCGCGGCCGTGTCCACCCCCGTGCCGACCAGTGCGGCCAGCTTCGTGATCGCCGCAGTCTGCGCGGCCTCCGCCGTCCGCACCGCGTCGATCCGCTTGAGGATCTCCGTCTGCGTGCTGGCCAGCGTCCACGTCGGGTTCGTCGCGGGCGCGCCCGGCACGGAGATCACCCCGTCCAGGGTGAGCACCGCCTTCGCGACCTCAGCAGCAGTGGGCATGTCGTCCTCCTCGGATGTCTGGCCGGTCGCGCGGGCGACGATGCCCGGGAACACGACCTCCTTGAACTGCTTCACGCGGGCGTCACCGGGGCACGCGTGCCCGTCGGGGTTCCACGCGGAGTGCAGGCGGTGGTATCCGTAACCGGGGTCGTCCGCGGTGCGGCAGATCCGCAGCGGGATCCCGTGCGTCTCGTGCAGCCACACGCCGAGCCGGATCAGCGACTCGACCTGCGCGGGCGTCCACGGGTCGGAGGCCTGCAGGTTCGAGGCGGACTCCAGCGATACCGCGCCGGTCCCGTCCGCGCGCCGGTTCGCTGCGGCGTTCGCGTCCGCCCGGGTCTCCGTGCCGATGTACTGGCCGAGACTGCCGTCGTAGCCGAGGCCGAAGTGGGACTCCAAGTTGGTGGAGTCGCGCCAGTACTCATACGTCCGCTGCGGTGTCCACGGGGCGACGATGCTGTGCAGGATGAACTGCGTCGGCTTGATGGCTGGCTGTGCATCCGACTCCGGTTGCAGCTCCATCTTGGTGGCGCCGGGATACCAGGCCATCAGACACGCTCCGGCCAGTGCCAGGTGCCGCCGACGTGGTCGACCTCGTCCGTGCGCACGCGTGTGTGGAAGGCGATCGAGGCCAGGATGCGCCAGATCGTCAAGCAGGGCCAGCGGTTCTCCCGCCGGGTGGTGACCGACGAGCAGGCCAGGGCAGAGCTCGCGGACGAGCCGTACAAGCTCGAGCTGATCGGCCTCAAGGGCCACCCGTCCGACGACGACGGCGAGTCGGTCGAGGTCGGCGGCACCGAGCTGACCATCTACGACAACCTGGACCCGGGCAGCGGCGAGCTGTGCTGGAAGGATCTGTGCCGCGGCCCGCACCTGCCGGTCACCCGGGCCATCCCGGCGTTCAAGCTGATGCGCACCGGCGGCGCCTACTGGCGCGGCAGCGAGAAGAACCCGCAGCTGCAGCGCATCTACGGCACCGCCTGGGAGACCAGGGACGCCCAGGACGAGTACGTCAGGCTGCTCACCGAAGCCGAGAAGCGCGACCACCGCAAGCTCGGCGCGGAGCTCGACCTGTTCTCGTTCCCGACCGAGATCGGCAGCGGCCTGCCCGTGTTCCACCCCAAGGGCGGCATCATCCGCCGGGTGATGGAGGACTACTCCCGCCGCCGCCACGAGGAGGCGGGGTACGAGTTCGTCAACACCCCGCACCTGACCAAGGAAGACCTGTTCATCACCTCGGGGCACCTGGAGTGGTACAAGGACGGCATGTTCCCGCCCATGGAACTGGACGGGGCCACCTACTACCCGAAGCCGATGAACTGCCCGATGCACATCCTGATCTACGCGGCGCGCGGCCGGTCGTACCGCGAGCTGCCGTTGCGGCTGTTCGAGTTCGGCACGGTGTACCGGTACGAGAAGTCCGGCGTGGTGCACGGCCTGACCCGGGCCCGCGGCTTCACCCAGGACGACTCGCACATCTTCTGTACCCCGGATCAGCTGCAGGACGAGCTGGCCTCGCTGCTGGCCTTCGTGGTCGGGCTGCTGCGTGACTTCGGCCTCACCGAGTTCGAGGCGGAGCTGTCCACCCGGCCCGACAAGTACGTCGGCGACCTGGGGGAGTGGGCCGTCGCCGAGGCGGCGCTCAAGCACGCGCTCGACGAGTCGGGCCTGCCGTACGTGATCGCCGAGGGCGAGGGTGCCTTCTACGCGCCCAAGATC